AAAGTGGAAAGGTGTATTCAATCACCCTCGTACAGGTATTGCAACATCTTTTCAATATGGTGGTGGTAGATTAAAAGGTGATTACACAGAATTTACTGAAGAAGACTTTTGGAAATGTTCAGATGCAATGTTAGAACATTGTGGTTATAGACCAGATTTTATCGCAGTTATTGTACCAGAAAATGCACATACAGTCATTAAGACAGTCGAGTTGGCCAAGAAAATGGGTGTAGTGTGTAAGGTAAACTATGCAATGGCAAGTGGTGAACAAGAGAAACCATTTTTAAAAGCAGACATATACAAATCATATGTTGAAATATACAAGGCTGGTTTAGCAGATTGGGAATACAATACTAAACAAATGGCAGTTAGATTGCGAAGAGAACAAACAACTTGTCCTCTAAGTCGTACATGTGATAGTGGTATTCGTGCATTTAATCCTGGTGGCGATTACTATTCTTGTGGTGCATTTGGTGATGATAAAGATAAACCAATTGACTTTGAAAAAGAAATGAATGGTGAGTTCTTTCAACCATTATCAAGTGATATGCATTTAGCAATGATGAAACAATCTTGTTTAACTTGTCCTATGTTTCAAATATGTAATGGTTGTAGAAAGACAATTAAAGATTATAAAGAACATGGCCTCGTAGAACAACATTGTAAAACTATGAAAACTGTCGCACCAGATATACTTAAAATCAATGGCCTAAATAAAGAAGTAACACCTTATGTGGATGAAAGTATATGATTAAAGGTTTAAATTTTACATTTTCTACACCGGTTTATAGAACAGCTATACTAGAAGATTTAACTGGTGTAACTCAACACTTACTTACTCAATACGGTGACGCAAATAAAAAATCTGCCAATGTATCTGGTGATAATATATTTGATGACCCAATATTAGATAAATTTAAAGAAGACTATGTTATTCCTAGATTTAGACAATTTTGTTATCCATATTTTGATTTGTATGAGAAAGATTATGATATAAGAGGTTGGTTAACAGGTTATGGTACAAACTATGCAATGCCTAAACACAATCATTCAGGCAGCCATGTAAGTGCAGTATTTTATTTGTTATGTGAAAACAATCATGGTGGTGATATTATATTACACGACCCTCGTACAAATGCAAATAGAGGTTATATACCAGAATTTGATAAGATGTTTGAACCAATTAGATTTACACCACAAACAGGTGATGTGTTAATTTTTCCTAGTTTCTTGTATCACAATGTAGAAACATTTAAAGGTAAAATTAGATTAGCACTACCTGTAGATTTGACAATATACAAATGAAACCAATAACTGTATCAATTAATCCTAGTTATTTTTGTAATTTTAGTTGTGACTTTTGTTACTTAACACCAGAACAATTGCGTGACCAGAAAAGAATTAGTTTAGTTGATTTAGATAAACGACTTGAGGAAATATCCAAGAATAGAGATATAGATTGGATAGACTTGTACGGGGGAGAAATAGGTGCCTTAAAAAAAGAATACTTTTATGGCATGAGAGATGTAATGAGAAAATATTATGGTGGGAAAATTAATATTATTACAAACTTCTCAATGTTACATGAAGGCTTTTTTGAAGATGACTACTACTTATCAGTATCATATGATTTTGAAGCAAGGGAGAAATCTGATAAAGTTTATCAGAATATGCTTCGAAGTGAGGTGCCTATTGCCGTATTAATACTTGCAAGTCAACAAGTAATAACTAAAAATGTAGATGAAATGATTACCATGTTAAACGCATGTTCAAGTGTTGATAGTGTAGAGATAAAACCATATTCTACAAATCAGGCAAATCAACAAGGTGTTACACATAAAGACTTTGAAGAATTTGTTAAAAAGTGGATAGAAAGTCCTGTAAAAAAGAAATTTGATTTTATAAATGAGGGTAAAATTATTATGAGTTTGAGAGGTGAATACAATGCCTTTTCAGATGACCATATATACATTACACCTAATAATAAATATGCAGTATTAGAGTTTGATTTAAATGACAATGAATATTTTAAAGAGTTAGATACTTTTGATGAATACTTAGATTGGGCTGAACAAGAGCCTGTAAAAAATGTATCTGAGATTTGTCGTAAGTGTGTTTATTACGGCACATGTCTAACAGAACATTATAGATATGTCACAGATTTAAAATATAGTTGCAACGGTTATAAAGGTTTACTAGATTGGTATGATGAAAGATTGGAAAATAAAGCAAGAATTGTATCATAGATTAAATGTCGTACACGAAGATGACTTGTCTAAAGTAAATATAGAAAAGTCAGATGACATTGTTAATAATGCAATTAGATATTTTGAAGAAAAAGATGTAGGTTGGATATATCCTGCTAAGAGTTATGCAGTAGCTATCTGTTATGCGTGGTGGTTGACTACAGACTTTAAAGAAGACTTTTATGATTTGTTAAATGACAAAGATTTGTTGTATGGTAATGACCCATATTTTAGGCCATATAGTGCCTCAAAAGATGAATATAATAAGATTTTAGATAAGGTATTGCCTATTGATGAGAGTAAAGGCATGGTATCAGATATAAAAAAGTGGTACACAGCTGAATTTATGTTATAAATATAAGTAATAGGAGATGAGTTTATGATTAAGATTGATGGTAAAGAATATGATGAAACGCAGTTTAGTCCAGAATTGCAAAATTATTTAACTGTAAGACAAGAAGTTCAAGTAGGTAGGACTAGACACATGGTTGAGATTGAAAAGATTGATGTATTGACTGAACATTATAATAAAAAAATCGTAGAATTATTAAAAAAAGAGAAACCAGAGGAAGTAACAAAAGAAGATGGCAGCGATAGCTAACCTTTCAATTGACCAAGGTTCAACATTTACCTCGGATGTTACAATCAAAGATGCCAATAACGCATTATTTGATTTAACAGGTTATACAGCCAGAGCCAAAATGGCTCAAGGCTATGCTTCTACTCGTACTAGAGTTACAATGACGGCAACTGTAAATGCCGACCCTACTACAGGCATTGTCACACTTTCTCTTACTGATACGCAGACGGCAGCCTTAGAAGCCCCTGCTCGATATGTCTATGATTTAGAAGTGGTTTCAGGTGGCGGTGCAGTTACAAGGGTTATTGAAGGTATTATTAATATCAGACCCAATGTTACTACATAATTAAACTTATTTTCTTTATAAATATACAAGAGGAGAGTTAATAGTGCCTGATATTACTGCTAAAATTAATGTCAATACAAGTCAAGGTCCACAGAATGTATCGGTAACATTACCGAGCGCTCAAGCGGCCGCTAACTCATCTTTACAATTAAAATTATTAGGTGATGTTGATACTACAAATTTAGAAGATGGTGCATTATTACAATACAGGTCTAGTGACGCAAAGTTTGTTGCTAGAACAGAAATCGTAACAACAACTGGAACATTAGTGTTCAATTGTGGGAGTTTTTAAACTAAATGGCAACAGTAATTCAAATTAAAAGAAGTTCAGCCACTACAGCACCGTCAACGCTAAAACAAGGTGAAATAGCATATACTTATGGAAGTGGTACTCAAGCAAATGGCGGAGATAGACTATACATTGGTACTGGCGCCGTAGATAGTAACGGTGATGCTAGTTCGATTGATGTAATCGGTGGTAAATATTTTTCAGATTTAACAGACCATGCACATGGCACATTAACTGCTAGTTCAGCAGTCATTGTTGATAGTAACTTAGCTATCGACACACTTAATATTGGTAACTCGACAACTGCCGGTGGTCAAATTAAATTAAACGAAGGTACTAACAACGGTACTGAAGGTATTATACTTAAAGCTCCTAACACTTTAGCGTCAACTACAACTTACACATTTCCTACTGCTTACGGTTCAAATGGCCAATTCTTAAAAACAGATGCAGCTGGCCAATTAAGTTGGGACACAGTTAATCAGTATATCAATTTAGCAGCTGATGTTGGTACAGATGTTTATAACACAGCTGAAACTTTAACATTTGCTGGCGGTACAGGTATTGATACAGATGTATCTACTA